TTAGCTACCGGGCTTTACCGCGCTCTGGATCGCTGCGTCAACCGCCTCGGCCGCGTCGGCCTGCATTCCCGGCATGACGTGCGAATATAGATCGAGCGTGATGCCGATCGTCGAATGACCCAAGCGCTCGCTGGCGACCTTTGGATGGACGCCGGCAGATAGCATCTGAGAGGCATGGGTGTGGCGTAGGTCGTGGAAGCGGATACGGGGTAGCTTCGTCTTGCCGAGCACGCGAATCCACTCGTGCGTCAGTGAGCGAGGCTGCAGCGGCTGGCCGTCGACCTGGGCTACCACAAAGCTGTCCGCGTCGGGACGGATGCCAAGGCGCAACTGTTCTTCTGCCTGTCGCGTCCGGTGAGCCTTCAACTCGGAGACTGTCGCGGCTGAAAGCGCCACGGTTCTGGCTCGACCTGACTTCGGCTCCTTGTAGCGCACACCGTCCTTGGTCTGCTCGGCGCTCTCGACAATAGACAACTGACGGAGGTTGTCGCCAAGCTCGACGTGGCGCCATCTCAAGGCCAGGATCTCACCGCGCCGGAGGCCGCACTTCACCGCCAGCAGCATAGGGATGAACATTCTGGTCGGCCGAAGCTCCTCAATGAGCTGCGCAGTCTGCGCAGCGTCGTATGCGAGCATCTTTTTGCGCTCGACCTTCGGCGGCGTCGTAGCAGCCGCTGGGTTGCGAGAAAGCCGCTCCCAAGTCACTGCCTGGCTCAACGCCTTTATGAGTACGCGCCGGTAATGGTGGATCGTCCTGGGCGCCAATGGGAGCAGAGGCTTGGCCTCCTCGCCGTCTTTGCGCTTGCGGTGGTCGGTGCGGGGCTTTGTCAATGCCTCGGAAAAGGCGGCGTCGATGCGGTCGGTCTTCAGCTTGGCCAGGGTCACTGTGCCGATGAGCGGGACCAGTCCCCTGCGACATATCTCGGTGTAGCGCTCGAAGGTCTTCGGCGCGACCGACGGCTTAATGAACCTCAGCCACTCTTCCAGAAATTCGGCGATGGTCTGCTTGGTCGGCTCAATGTAGTTGCCGTTTTTCATTTCGGCGACGAGGCGGGCGCATTCCTCCTGCGCTCCGCGCTTGTTGCCCTCGAAGCTGTGCCACTTCCGGCGGCGCTTGCCAGCCTCGTCATAGAGGTCAAGGACGATGGCCCACTTGCCCGGGCTGCGTTCGGTGATGTGGCCTTTCATGTGTCGCTCTCATCGAGTTTCATGTAAACCAAGGGAGACCCACCGCTTTCGCGCAGGCGCGCTGCCCAGCCAGGCTTCTGCCAGAACATCTTAATGTAGTACCGTTCTCGAAATGCCAGGGGGTCGGCTTCTTCCTCGGCCTTCAAGGCAGAGATCAGCTTGTCCCAATATGCATCCTGCTCGTCCTCTGACATCGCCTCGTATTTCCGGCGGTCTTCGACGGTCATTGGCGAGGACATCATCGCAATGTGAAAGTACCTGTTGTCGTCTCGCTCGGCCTTTTTTTCGGAAGCCTTGTCAGCGATGGCATTGGCTTCGGCCAATCGCTCCTCCGACGCCTTGACCCCACTCTGGAAGGTCCGCGCGTCCGCAATCGGAGCAATCGCATTGTAGAGGGCCAAGAGCATGTGGTGGAGGCCGCCCATACCTTCCTCGGCGTCGCGCGCCATCTGGCTCGCAAATTCCACGACCTGGGATACTTCTTCGGCTCCGTATTTTAGGTCGGCAGTCTTGTCGTTGAACAGCTCCCGATAGACCGTCGTCAACGCGCTCGCGTGATCCGACAAAATTTCTACGCCAGCGGTGGCGGAGTCGACGATGTCCTCAAGGGCGGAGTCGACCAACAGGCCGATACGGCACAACCGGCGGATGGCGTCCGACTTACTCTTCACTCGGTTGTTGTGCTGCCACTCTTCGATCGCTTCCAGCTCTTCGTCACTGATGACCATCTGCAAGCGCTGGCTGTCGCCCTTGCCTAGCTTCGGTCTCGCCATTTCTAACTTTCCCACAGGTTTCGGCTGTAACTTACACACAAAACGGTTGCGGGCAAGACAGTTTGGGCCTAGAAGGGTTTTCTACACATGTTTGGTATCTTTGTGGTGAATGGAAAGGGAACAAAATTGACCCTCGACGAAGCGCTCTCCAAACCAACCGTGTCGGTAAAGGATGCCGGCAAGGTCTTCTTCAACTTGGGGCGCAATGCCGCTTACGACGCGGCAAAGCGCGGTGACTTCGACACGATCCGGATGGGCGGCAAGATTGTTGTGCCGGTGGCGCCTATCGCTGCAAGGCTCGGGCTGCGCATGGCGATGAACGGCCGAAAGGATGCGTGAGGATGAAGTACACGATCCTTGTGAAGGTCGAGCCTGACGGCGCCACGATGCGGTTGGATGGTCGCGTGGCCTGGGCCATTAAGAAGCTCATCGATGCCGGGAAGGGTGGTTGCACTCCGATCACGCATCCCGGGCCTCGCTGGTCGGACTACGTGCACAAGGCGAGGGCGCTCGGCTTCGTCATCGAAACGATCCACGAAAGCCACGGCGGCCATTTCGCCGGACACCATGGGCGCTATGTGCTTCACACAGAGGTCAGCATCCTCGAAGACATGGCGGTCGCCGCATGACGGATGCAAAAGAGGATAGCGGGGGCGTGCAAGCCGCCGCGCATTGGCTCGCCGCTGGCGGCGCGGACCGGTCCAAGGCGGCGGTGCCGCAACTCCGCCAGCGCTTCGGGCTCACCGCTGCGGAAGCGGTCGCGGCGATCAGGGAAAGTAACCTCATCCAGGCGAGGGCGCATTGAGCGGCGTCTTCGCGGAATGGCAACCTGTCTACGCTGAACACGGCATTGCTACCTTCCCGGTGTCGATCGTCGGGAAGGACAAGAAGCCGGCCGTGAAGGGCTATCTCAAGCTCGGGTCCAAGGTGAGCGGGCAACTGGCGATCAAGTTCCCCGGTCATGACGCCATCGGCCTTGCATGCAAGCGTAATAAGATAACAGTGCTCGACGTTGATACGCCGGACGAGCGCATCCTTGCTGACGGTCTGGCGAAGCACGGCCCGAGTCCTTTCATCGTCAGAAGCGGGTCGGGCAACTTTCAGGCTTGGTACAGGCACAACGGTGAGGGGCGTCGCATTCGCCCTGATCCTGCTGTCCCGATCGACATCCTTGGTCATGGCTATGTCGTGGCGCCGCCGTCGCGCGGATCGCGCGGCACCTATGAGATAGTTTTCGGCAAGCTCGACGACCTGGACAGCCTGCCCGTCATGCGGCGTTTGCCAGTGGCCGCGCCTGTCCCTCTGACCAACGACAACGTGCCAGACCTGACTTTGTCCGCCGTGGCGGACATTCCGGCTCCGGCCAGCAAGTCCCAAACCCGGGAAGGCAACCGCAACGACACCTTGTGGCGGCAATGCATGATCTTTGCCCGGCACTGCGGAAACATCGAAGAGCTGATGAGAGCGGCCATGCAACACAACCGAGAAGAATTCTATCCAGCGCTGCCCGCCGAAGAGGTCCTGAAGGTGGTGGCTTCGGCCTGGGGTTACGAAGTCGAGGGCAAGAACTGGTTCGGCTACGGGCCTCGGGTCGTGTTCGCCGCTGATGAAGTCGACAACCTCATGGACGACAACTCCGACGCCTTCATCTTGCTTACCAAGCTCCGGCGTCACCATTGGGGTCGCGACTTCGTGATCGCCAACGCCATGGCAGAAGAGATGCCTGACGGCGGCTGGCGTCGGCATCGCTTTGCTGGCGCCCGCCAATACCTGATCGACAAGGATGTGATCGAGGAAGTGAGGCCGGCAAGCCGTCAGCACGGCCCCGCCGTCTACAGGTTCAAGGGTGGGCGAAAATGAACACCAATAAGAAACAGACACCTTTCTCCTGTCCTGTCTCTTTTCTCTCCCCCCTGTGAGTATCCCGACGGCTCGGCGAATGATCGGCGAACGAGGCACGAATGAGCGACGACCTATCGGAAGATGAAATTCAGCGCATGGCCGAAAAGCTGCTGGCGGGCTACCAGCCGGCATCGGCACTGACCGGCCTGGACCCGGAAGAATTGCGGATGGCGCAACGGCTGCTCGGGCGGTCGAACGCCGAACGGCTGGCAACCACGGGCCGGGACGAGCGCTTCAAATATCGGCGGCCGGTCCACGTGATCGAATACTACCGGGGCGGATGGGGCTGGGCGATCGATCTACTGGAAAACGGGAAGCGCCAGACGTTCAAGGCACAACTGAGCGATGACGAGCTGCGCACCGTGCTCGACGCGATCAGGAAGAAGGGCGTGCCGATCCGGCATTTCGAAACTGAAGGCGAGAAGCAGGACCGGCTGGAACGGGCGCGGCGCCTAGCAGATCGGGAGCGCCAGCTTGAAGAGAACCCAACACCGAAGGACCCGCCGCTGCGAAGCGCGCGTTTCGACATCCTCAACCAGTTGAAGGACTTTCGCGCATGAACATGCAGGTAGCCGCCGCCAAAATGTCAAACGCGTTTGACTCCAGCCCGTGGGTCGTCGTGCGGTCGAAGCCGCAGATGGAACGCGTGGCCGAAGAAGAGATGACCAAGCGCGGGATGACAGCCTACTGCCCAACCTACCGGTACGAGTTCAAGCATCATCGCAACAAGAAGTGGATAATCCGCGAGTGGCCGTTGCTGCGCGGCTATCTGTTCCTCCGCGCCGATACCATCGACTGGTACAAGCTCACGCGGTGCAAGGCGGTGCAGGCCATCCTGCGCAGCGTCGGCGGCGAGCCGATCGGCCTGGCGCCGTCGGTCATCGAAGAGATCCGCGCGCGGCAAGTTGCCGGCGACTTCGACATGTTGCGCGTCCATGGCGCGGTCGTGAAGGCGGGTCTGCCGGTCAAGGTTCTGGAAGGGCCTCTGGCCGGTCTGGAAAGCGTCGTCGAGACTGTCCGCAACGGGAAAGCCGCCAGCATCTTGGTCTCGATCTTCGGGCGGCAGGTCGAAACGACGGTGCCACTTGAAAACCTTGGCAGAAAAGGCTAATTTCGGGGCCGTAACAAATCAGGCGACACGTTCGCAGCGCGGGGCCACCTGAGCCGCCAGCCGGAACGGTACGGGTCCTCGCCACCCGTATGCGAAAGACGTGCGCCTTGAAATACCTCCTTTGAGCCCCCGTTTTCCACCGTCGATACCGGCTATGCGGCCAAAGCCTTTCGCTCGATCCTGAGAAGAACCGATGGGGGCTGGCGCGCGGGCGCCTCATGAAGTCGGGAAGCGAAGGCGCCGGATATCCAACACCAACGTTTGCAAATGGTAGCCAACGTTTGTCACGTGACAGCTACGCCACCGTCACGTGACAGATCAAGGGCCGAGGAGGGAATCGTGGTCCCCAAGGATGTGAATGTGCTGATCAAGCTTTCGGGTAAGGGTTCGGGCGCCCTGACGCTTCCCATTGTGAAAGCGAGCGGCCGACCTCATCGTAAAGTTGGGTAATGTGAGCCGCCATGTCTTTACGGAGTTCGGCTTTGGAGGCTTCATCGCCCGTTGTGATCTCAAAGCCCTTGATCCCGCGCTCGGCAACCTCCCGCATGACGCGAAGGCGTTCGCGCCAATCGTTGGCTTCCCCAGCTATTTGTCCGATGAGACCAAGTAGTACCAATTGATGAGCACGCTGCTCGGCGATGATGGCGTTTAGAGCCGCTTCGATCTGCTTGATGAAATCTTCCAAGATGAGTCTCCCTCTGTAGAGAGGGCAACCTATCCGCAGAAATCCGTAACGTCACGTGACGATGCAGTAACGTTACACTGTAACGCGAGAGGCTATGCCGGACCTGAACGACCAGCAGGCGCGCTTCGTCGACGAATACCTGATCGACCTGAACGCCACACAAGCCGCCATCCGTGCCGGCTACAGCGAGAAGACCGCATATTCGCAGGGCCAGCGCCTGTTGAAGCATGTTGAGGTGCAGGCGGCTCTCTCTGCGGCACAGAAGGCGCGCTCGGAACGCACGAAGATTGATGCCGACTGGGTGCTATCGCGCCTGGCTGATGAGGCAGAGGCCGACGTCGCCGACCTATACGACGACAACGGGCATCTGAAGCAGGTGAAGGAATGGCCGGCGGTCTGGCGCAAAGGCCTTGTGGCCGGCATCGACGTGGTCGAGGAGTTCGAGACGGTCGACGGCAAGAAGGAACGCGTCGGCGTCGTCCGCAAGCTGAAGCTCTCGGAACGCATCAAGCGTATCGAACTGATCGGCAAGCATGTCGGTGTGCAGGCATTCCGCGAACGTGTCGCGCATGAGAACCCGGATGGGTCGCCGCTCGACGCTCCATCGCCGCGTGATGTGGCTCGCGAGATAGCCTTCGCGCTCGGCGCGGGGCTTCGCAGCATCGATGAGAAGGCCGGTAAGTGACAGTCGCGCAAACGCTCGACGACATCCTGCGCGCCTATCAGGCTCTGCCTCCGGAGCAACAGAAGGATGTGCTCGACAAGGCGAGGGCGGTTCGCGGCAACAAGGTGGCGCTGCCCAATCCTGGCGCACAGACTGAAGCGTATTTCAGCCAGGCGGATGAGCTGTTCTATGGGGGCTCTGCCGGCGGCGGCAAAACCTACCTGATCTGCCTGCTGGCGCTGAACGAACACCAGAACTCACTGGTGCTTCGTCGCATCGGCAAGAACCTCAAGGGCATCAAGCGTGAGCTACAGGCTCTGCTCGGCACAAGGCAGGGGTTCAACGAACAGGCCGGCACCTGGGCGCATGCACACGGCGTCATCGACCTCGGGCACTGCGAGCATGAGGGCAACAAGGAAGACTATCAGGGCATTGCCCACGACCTGAAAGCCTTCGACGAGATAACCCAGTTCACCGAGACCCAGTATGTCTATGTCTGCGGCTGGAATCGCTCCGCTGATCCGAACCAGCGCTGCCGCGTCCTGGCTACAGGCAACCCGCCGTCGACGGCTGAAGGCCAATGGGTAATCCGCCGCTGGGGCGCGTGGCTGGACCCGACACACCCCAATCCGGCCAAGCCTGGCGAACTGCGCTGGTATACGACCATCGAAGGTGAGGACACTGAAGTCGACGCCGACTATGTGGGGCCGAAAGGTGAGCGGCCCCGGTCTCGAAGCTTCATCCCTTCATCGCTGGAAGACAACCCGGACCTGGCCGAAACCGGCTATGCCGCCACCATCGAGGCAATGCCGGAGCCGCTGCGAACGATGCTTCGTGAAGGCCGGTTCGATGTCGGACAGCAGGATGACCTCTGGCAGGTGATCCCTGCTGACTGGATCAGGCAGGCGCAAGCGCGATGGAAGTCGGACGGGTTCAAGGGTCTGAAGATGACGGCGGTGGCCGTCGACGTGGCGCAAGGCGGTCCCGACAAGTCGTCCTTCGCCTCTCGATACGGGACATGGTTCGCCGAACTGGTGCGCAAGAAGGGCATCGACACGCCGGATGGGCCAAGCATCGGCGCCGAAGTGTTCAAGATCCGTCGGGATGGCGCCGTGGTCGTGGTCGATCTGGGTGGCGGCTACGGTGGCGATGCCAAGCGGTTCCTCTCGGACAATGGCGTCTCGGTCGCCGGCTTCAACGGTTCGCACGCCTCGACGGCGCGGACGGTGGATAAGGCGCTGGGCTTCCTCAACAAGCGGGCTGAAACCATCTGGCGCTTCCGTGAAGCTCTGGACCCCGGACAGGAAGGCGGCTCGTCCATCGCATTGCCTCCTGACCCGATGCTGGTTGCCGATCTGGTGGCCTATCGCTGGAAGCCGGTCGGCGCCGGCAACATCCAGATCGAATCGAAGGAAGAGCTTCGCAAGCGCATAGGTCGATCGCCTGACGATGGCGACGCAACCATCATGTGCTGGGCGGAAGGTGAGAAGCAGGCAATCCGCAAGATGCATGAAGCCGCGCTCGGTGGTCGACTGCCGCAAGTCAAGGTCGGCTATGCGCAACAGAAGGGACGCAGACGATGACGTTCGAAGACAGCATCACCATTCCGAAGCCGAAGAAGGGCGAGAGCCGGGGCATCGTCACGGTCAAGGCCGCTGAAGCCACGCTCGCCGCTGCTGCTGCGGCATTCGGTGAAGCCAAGTTCGGCCTGCTCCGGGCTGAACGCAGCGCCGGCAGGATATCGCTGCTGTACGGGCTCAAGGGCCGCCAGCTCGATGCTGGGGCGCTGGCTTACGAACTGAACAACTGAAGGACCAAGACCATGGCAAACCTCTTCAAGCCCAAGACGCCGGCAGTTGAACCGGTGACCCGCATGCCCGATGCGCAGGACCCTGCTGTCCTGGCTGAGAAGCGCCGGCAGATGGCCGAGATGCGCGCCCGTGGAGGCCGAGACAGCACCATCATGTCCGACAATCTCACCGGCTCTACCGGCAAGCTCGGGGCGTAAATGCAGACCTCGCCCGCCGTCCAGACCATCGTCGATAACGGTAATCGGCTCTTCACCGAGAAGACGCCGATCCTGCCGCATTGGCAGGAACTGGCGGAGCATTTCTACTACGAGAGGGCGGACTTCACCGGCCCGCTTAACATCGGCTCGGACTATGCTGCTGGGTCGTTCTCGTCCCGGGCGGCAATCTATCGCCGCGACATGGCGGACCTTTATAGGACCATGCTGCGGCCGGCTGACTTCTTCGAGGTGAAATCCCTCGATGATGCGCGCAACAAGCTGCCTGATGCCCGCTCCTGGCTGGAATATGCCACGACCATGCAGCGGGCGGTCATGTATCGGAACGGCGCCGGGTTCACGCGGGCGACTGAGGCCGGGGACCATGACCATCTGACTTTCGGGCAAGCGGTGATCGAGGTAGCGCCGACGACTGACAGGCGCGCCGTGTTCTATCGCAACTGGCATCTTCGGGACTGCGCCTGGTCGGAAGACTATGCCGGCTCTGTGTCTGACGTGCACCGCAACTGCAAGCCGACAATCACGCAGCTCATGCAGCTATTCCCCGGCAAGGTGCCGGCCGCGCTGACGAGGGATGCGGAAAAGGACCCGTACAAGAAGATATCGGCCCGACACGTGGTGGTCCCGGCCGGTGTCTACGATACCGGCATCCCGCTCCGGGCTGAGCATGAATTCGTTTCGCTGTGGGTGCTGCCTGAGTGTGAGGGCGAAGTCCTCGAAAACATCGGCCGCACCTTCCGTGGCTATGTCATCCCTCGTGGGCCGACGGTGTCGGGTTCGCAGTATGCCCGCTCGGTTTTCACCAGCATCATCCTGCCGGACAGCCGCACGCAACAGGCCATAGAGCGCATCCTGCTCGAAGCCGGCGAGAAGGCGATCGACCCGCCGATGATAGCGACCATGGACGTTGTACGATCGGATATCGGCCTCGGCGCTGGCGGCATCACCTGGCTCGATCGGGAGTATGACGAGCGGCTTGGCGACGCGCTGCGGCCCCTGCCGATGGACTATAGCGGCCTGCCTGCCGGCCAGAGCATGTCGGACCGTCTCGATATGACGATCCGCATGGGCATGATGACCGACAAGGTTGCTATCCCGGATACCTCGGGCATGACGGCCTACCAGATCCGCAAGGTGGTCGAGCAACAGATGCGGGCTCACATTCCGATGTTCGAGCCGGTGGAGGTCGAATACTCCGAACCGCTCTGCTCCGAGACGTTCAAGGTGATGCGCTCGCTGGGCGCTTTCCCTGCCAGCGACATACCGGATTCGCTCAAGGGCTCTGGCGTCGAGTTCACCTTCAAGTCGCCGATCAAAGACCTTGAAGACGAGGGCATGCAGCAGAAGCTCATCGAAGGTCTGGGCGTCGTGAAGGAAGCGGCTGCGCTCGATCCGACGGTTTCCAAGCTGCCGAATGCGATGGCGATAGCAAAAGACCTTCTGCGCCGCGCCGGCTGGCCTGAGGAGTGGATCAATGATGACAAGATGGTCGCCGCTGAAGTCGAGAAGATGGCTGCGGCGGCGAATGCTCAAAGCGTGGCGGAAACCGTTGGCGGTGCCGCTGAAGCCGCTGGCCGGGCTGCTCCGATGGTCAAGGCTCTACAGACGGCTGCATGACCCAGCATTCGCCTCGCAGCAGCGGCGCACGGGTCAATCCGATGGCGCCGGCCGCATATGATGACCTCGATGTCGAAGCCATCAAGGCGGTGGCTGCCGGCAATGCCTCGGAAGGGCAGCAGAAGCGGGCGCTCGCCTGGATCGTGCACAAGGCGGCGATGACCTACGACGAAGTCTTCGTCCCGGGACAGCCAGACGTCGGCCATCACCTCACCGGCCGGCGCAACGTCGGAAACCAGATCCTGAAGCTGGTCAACACGCCAATCCATTTGCTGACGAAACAGAAAGGAACGACTGATGTCGGATGATACTCTGGCGGGCGCGGCTCCGGCCGAAAACCCCGCTGCGGTTACTCCACCTCTTGCCACCGCAACGCCGGCTCCGGCGCCCGCGCCAATCCCATCACCGACGCCAGCCCCTGCGGCTCCTGCGCCCGCTGCAAAGCCCGCTCCTGCGCCTGCGGCAGACGAAGATGGCACATGGGGCAAGGATTGGCGGGAGAAGCTGGCGAAGGGCGATACCAAGCGCCTCGAGCGTCTCGGCCGGTTCGCCTCGCCTGATGCTCTGCTCGAAGCCCAGGAGGCGGCACAGCGCAAGATATCGGAAGGCATCAAACCCAAGGGTAAACCCGGCGAGAAGGCGACCGACGAAGACTGGAAGGCGTACCGGAAGGAGAACAACATCCCCGATGGCGTCGACGACTTCGTCAAGGCCATCGTCCTGCCCGACAAGCGGGTGATCGGCGACGATGACAAGCCGGTTGTTGCCGCCTTCGCGGAGCGCGCGATCAAGAAAGGCATCGCTCCCGCCGACATGGCCGAAATGGTCGACGAGTACTACGCGCTGCAAGAGGAACAGCAGTTCCAGCAGGCGACCCGCGACCAGGACTTCAAGAAGACGACCGAAGCCGAGTTGAAGAAGGAATGGGGCGGCGACTATGCCGGCAACTTCGCTGCGATGCGGCCCTATTTCGAGAGCGTCAATGCGGAGCTGTTCGACAACCTGATGGGCGGTCGGATGGCCGACGGCAAAAAAATCGGCAATCACCCCGACATTCTGCGCTTCTTCGTCAACAAGGCCGTCGCTGAAAACCCGATGGCAACCATCGTTCCGGCTGGCGGCTCCTCGGTCGAAGCCCTGCATGCAGAAATCGCGACCCTGGAAAAGCGGATGAAAGACGACCGCAACGCCTGGTTCAAAGACACGGCGGCGCAATCGCGCTACCGGCAACTCATCACGGCCCGCGACAAGCTCAAGGCCTGACATCCCGCAACAGACGGCCAACCCGCTTCGCGGCTCCGTCTTCGCGGCTCTACCCAAACAAGCACGTCGTCAGCGCCGAAGGGCGGTTAGCGGCTCCGGTTAACCCCGGGCAACCCGCGACACTGGCCTGCGGACAACCTGCCTACGGCTCCCGATCCCTCAACAGAAGGAATCTGGACCATGGCCGATACGGCATTCCAGAAACAGTACCGACAGGAATACATCGCCGGTTTCGAATCCGGTGATAGCCCGCTGCGCATGTCGGTCACGACTGAGTTCGTGCGCAAGGGCAACGAAGCCATCTTCCTCGTGGCCGACAGTGGCAGCGCGGAAGCTCGCACTCGCGGCGTCAACGGTCTCATCACCGCACGCGGCGACAACCTGACACAGAACACCGCAACGCTGGTGGAATGGCACGATCTGGTCCGCAAGACGGACTTCAACATCTTCGCGTCGCAGGGCGATCAGAAGAAGATCATGCAGGACACCTCGCTCAAGGTGATGAACCGCAAGGTTGACGCGGACATCATCACTGAGCTTGCAAACGGCACGGTCGATACCGGCGCCGCTGCAACCGCTTCGCTGGCTCTGGTCACGAAGTCCATCGGCATCCTCGGCCTGGCCAAGGTTCCGATTCAGGAAATCGACAATATGTGGGGGCTCATCACTCCCGCGTTCTATGCGTACATGCTGCGCGACGCGACCTTCACGTCACACGACTACGTCGACATGAAGCCGCTCTCGGGTGGCCCGCTCAAGCGAGTTCTGCGCTGGGCAGGCGTCAACTGGCTGATGCACCCGGACCTCCCGGGCGTCGGTACGAATGCTGAAAAGTGCTTTCTCTACCACCGCTCCGCCATCGGCCACGCTGCCGATACGGAAAACCTCGAATCCCTTGTCGGCTATGACGAAGAGCAGGGTTACTCCTGGGCTCGCGCCTCCGCCTTCATGGGCTCGAAGCTGCTGCAGAACAGCGGCGTTGTCGTCATGAACCATGATGGCTCTGCCATCGTCGGCGTCTAAGGAGGGCTGACACCATGGCCTATAGCACCTCGAACCCTCCGGTCCTGATCACTCAGGGCATCGCTGGCTTCCGTATCTGGAAGTACGAATCCGTCGACGCGGCCACGCTGGTCCGCGTCTCGGGCTACTTCACGAACGGCTGGCAGCTCGGCATGCGTGCGAACGACATTGTCTTTGTCACCGACACTGACAGCTCGAACGCCACGACCATCCACACCGTCAACTCGGCCACGTCCTCCGGCGTCGACCTGACTGACGGCCTGGCGGTCGGCACCACCGACACCGACTAAGGCGTCGACGGGCAGGGGCTTCGGCTCCTGCCCTTTCCTCTTTCATCGAAAGGATACGGCGATGGCCGAAATTCTTCCCGTTGTCGTCGGCGATCCTGGCGCGACCAAAGTCAAGCCCGTCCTCCTTGTTGACGCTCTTGGCAACCCGATCGACGCCACTCACCAAGTCGCGACCACCTTGTACGCCAGTAACGTTGCCCTCATCGCCGGCGTGAATAACGCCGATGCGATTGCTGTCACTGGCACGTTGAACAAACTCACCACGATTGGTTACGGCTATCAGTTCAACGGCACATCGTGGGATCGCTGGCGCAAGGCCAACGCCGTCTCTCGCCTTATGTCATCGGCCGCCACGACGAATGCCACCTCCGCAAAAGCGTCGGCGGGCGATTTGAAGAAGATCACAGGGCTGAAAGCCACCGCTGCGAACTGCTTTCTCAAGCTTTACAACAAGGCGTCGGCTCCTACGGTCGGCACCGACACTCCGGTGATCGTGCTCCCCCTGATAGCTTCTCAACCCTTCAACTTCGATTTCGGTGAAGGGTTCTACTTCAGCACCGGCATTGCGTGGGCGATCACTGCCCTTGCCACGGACGCCGACACGACCGCCATAGCCGTGGGCGATGTTCTTGCTCTGACGATCATGTACGCCTGACCCGAAAGGAATGAAGATGCCTCTCAACGTCAACGGCCTCATGCAGGCCGAAAGCAAGCGCAACATCTACCGCGTCCAACTGGCGGCGGGGGACAAGCCGGACGACCTTCTGTCGCCTGAGTGGTGGGTCCACGTCGCCAAGCAGATGCGCCTGGACGACATGGTCGAGGTTATGGCGTTCGATCGTTCGTGGTTCGGCACAGTCACGGTCATCGAGGTCGGCAAGGCCGGCTATGGCGGCGCGCGCGTGGCCTACGTAGTCGGCCCGGTGAAGCTTGGCAACGCGGCCGAAGTCGCGAAGCAGGCAGACCATGAAGTCCGGTGGGGCGGCCCGAATGCTCAATGGCAGGTGGTTCGCATCAAGGACAAGCTCGTCCTCAAGGCTGGCCTTACCAGCAAGGAAGACGGCGGTGCCTGGATGGCGGAAAACCTGAAGGCGGCGGCCTGACCCGATGACGGATCAGCTTTCCCTCTACAACGGCGCGCTGATCAAGCTGGGTCAGCCGCGCCTCTCCGACTTGTCCGACGAGGGCAAGGCTCGGCGCGCGCTCGATGCCGAGTACGCGAAGACGGTGAAGGCAAGTCTTGAAGGGGCTTTCTGGAACTTCGCTATGCGCTTCGTGCAGATGGAAGCCACGCCGTCGGCCGGCACCAACTACGGCTACCAGTACGTTTTCGACAAGCCGGACGACTGGCTGCGGACCGCTGGCGTGACCAGCGACGCCTACGGCCGATGCCCGCTGCTGGACTATGACGACCGCGCTACTTTCATCCTGGCCGACATCTCCACCATCTACCTGCGCTACGTCTCGAATGACCAAGACTACGGCCTGGATCTCGGCAACTGGCCGCAAAGCTTCGTCGACTTCGTCGAGACCAGCCTTGCCTTCCAAATCTGCGAAGAGGTGACAGGCTCGTCCGACCGCAAGGACAAGCTGGAAAAGGCGCGAGACAAAGCCAAGTACAAGGCCTCGAACACCGATGCCATGAACGAGGCGGTGATGCGCTACCCGCCTGCTGGTCGGCTTGTGCAAAGCCGTGGTACGTCGTCCCGTCGCCGGCCTGACGGGCTTCGCTGATGGCGAAAACCAATGCGCCTCTGCTGGCCTTCAATCGGGGGCTGGTATCCACCTCTGCGCTCACCCGCATTGATGTGGATCGCATCCGCTTGTCGGCGGAGGTGATGGAAAACTGGCTGCCGAAGACGGCCGGCGCCATGTTCCTGCGGCCGGGCTTTGGCTATCTTGGCACAAGCCGCAACAACGCTTTCGGAATCGACATCCCGTTTGTGGCGTCGACCACCGACACGGCGCTGATCGAGTTCGCCGACGGCAAGATGCGGGTTCGCATCAACGATGTACTGATCTCCCGCCCGGCCGTCACCACGACCATTTCCAACAGCAACTTTGCCACTTCGACGGGCTGGACCGATGGGTCGACGAACGGCGGCGCGCTGACGTTCGGCGGCTCCGGCCTGGTGCTCGATGCGACGAACGTAGGCGGTCTGGCCCTCTGCCGGCGTCAAGTCACGGTCTCCGGCGGCAACATCGGCGTCGAGCATGCTCTGAGCATCGCTGTGACACGTGGGCCTGTGGTGTTCCGCTGCGGCTCTACCTCCGGCGGCGATGAATACATCTCCGAAACCACGTTGCGCACCGGATCGCATAGCCTGGCCTTCACCCCGACCGGCGACTTCTACGTCCAATTCCAGAGTGATCTGGATATCGACAAGATAGTGGCCTCCTGCGCCATTGCTGCGGCCGGCACGATGGAATTGGACATCCCCTACACCGCTGCGGATTTGCCGTATGTGCGGTGGGACCAGTCGGCGGACGTCGTCTTCCTGGCCTGTGATGGTTTCCAGCAGAGGCGCATCGAACGCCGCGGCTCGGGTGATAGCTGGTCGATCGTGCTCTACGCCCCGATCAATGGCCCGTTCTATAGCGGGCGGACTGCAAAGGTAAAACTGAAGGTCGGCTCGACGGCTGGCAACACAACGCTGACTTCTGATTTGCCCTTCTTCAAGCAACAGCACGTCGGTGCGCTGTTCCGGCTGTTCAATGAAAGCGTTGCCCAAACCTATCTGCTCGGTGCCGAAGGAGCCTATACAGTTCCGATTCGTGTGACTGGCGTCGGCAATGACCGCAATTGGAACTACACAGTCTCGGGCACGTGGTCTGGCACGCTCAGGTGGCGGCGTTCATGGGATGGAGCCGACCAGGGGTATACGGATTTCCGTAGGGATAGCGGGACATCTGCTACCGATATCACCGGGAACGTAACAGCCGGCAATTCCGATACGGACGCCAACGCCATCATCTATTATAAGCTTGGCTTCAAGCCGGGTGAATACACATCAGGTACGGCAACCGTAACGGTCAGCTACGACGGCGGCAGCGGCTATGGCGTGTGTCGCGTCATTGGATACACGTCGTCTACGCAGGTCGATATCGAGGTGCTCGACCGCTTTAACACCACGCAGTACACCGACAACTGGCAGGAAGGCATCTGGTCGGATCGCCAAGGCTGGCCTGGTGCTGTCGCCTTCGACAAGGGGCGCCTGGGCTGGGCGGGCAAGTCGCGCTTCATCTTCTCGGTGTCGGATGACTATGAGAATTTCGACCCTGACTTCGAAGGCGACGCGGCACCCATCAACCGAACCCTGGGGTCTGGCCCGGTCGATGCCATCAACTTCATGCTGTCGCTCAGCCGGCCGATCATCGGCACGCCTGGCGCAGAGTTCTCGATCAAGTCCAGTTCGTTCGACGAGCCGCTGACGCCACAGAATGCACAGGCCGGCGCGCCGTCGACGCAAGGCTCCCGGCAAGGTGTGTCTGCCGTGAAAATCGATGGTCGCGGCATCTTCGTCCAGCGGTCCGGCAAGCGGCTTTTCGAGCTCATCTTCGACCCGAACACCTACGAGTATTCTCCTCGCGATTTGACGCTCCTTTGCCCGGATCTCACTGGCTCGGCCAACGTGAAGGGCATTGCAATCCAGCGCCAGCCGGACACGCGGGCGCATGTCTGGCTCGATGACGGGACGGTCGTGCTGCTCACCTACGAGCCTTCCGAAGACGTGACTTGCTGGTCGAGGCTCACAGTGGGCGGCTCGGGTTTCATCGAAGGGGTATCGGTGCTGCCGGGCGAGGACGAGGACAAGGTCTATTATCGCGTCAAGCGCACGGTCAGCGCGGCGACGGTTCGCTATCTGGAAAAGATGGCGATGGAATCAGAGTGTATCGGTGGCAGTACCAACAAGCAGGCCGACGCCTTCGTTGTGGTGTCGTCGGTCACCGGGACGAGCGTCACCGGCCTTTCGCATCTGAACGGCCTTAGCGTCGTAGCCTGGGGCGGCGGGAAGTATCTCGGCACCTACACGGTAGCGGCCGGCGCCATCACTCTCAGCGCCGCCGTGACGGCTACGGATATCATGGTGGGCCTGCCTTACACCGCGCTCTACAAGTCGACCAAGCTGGCCTATGCAGCCTCTGCTGGCACGGCTCTGAGTCAAATCAAGAGGGTCAACTACGTCGGCCTGATCATGGGCCGTGTCCACAACGACGGGGTCGAGGTCGGCCGCGACTTCACCAACATGGACAAGCTGCCGCGCCTCTATCAGGGGCGGCCTGTCGGCACTGATGAAATCTTCACCGAATACGAAGAGCCGGCGACGTCCTTTCCTGGCGAGTGGAAGCCGGACAGCCGGCTCTGCATCCGCGCAACTGCACCGAAGCCCTGCGTGCTCAATGCCGCCGTGGTGGCAGTCGAGACGAACGACAAAATCTGATGGCTCACCAAGTCGTTCCGCTGACGCGGGAGCATCTGGTCGAGTGGTACGGCGACAAGGGCAACGGGCCGACGGTGCGCGGGATCGCCGGCTTGGTGGATGGGCAACTCGTGGCGGTCGCCGGCCTCATGTACTCGGGCGGCAACGTCGTCGCCTTCTGCTCGCTGAAGGATGAAGCGCGGCCTTTCCGGCACTCAATCCATCGGACGGCTCTCGCAATCATGGAAGAGGCCAAGGCTCGTCATAAGCGCATCGTTGCGCTCTGCGACCGTGACGAAAAGACCTCGCCAAAATGGCTCACCCGGCTTGGTTTCAAGCCTGAGGACGGGGACGTGTGGACATGGCAGATTTCGGACTAAGTACTATCCTCGGCCTAGTCGGCACGGCGGCGTCTGCTGCAGGTACGCTCGCGGCCGGCGTGGCGCAGAAGAGCGCTTCCGAGTATCAGGCGGCGCAGCTTGAACAGCAGGCCAAGGAAGAGAGGGCTGCGGCGCAACGCGAGGCCGAGCGGGCGAAGAAGGAGAAGGATTTCGTTCTGTCACGCCAGCAGGCCGTAGCGGGCGCCTCTGGCCTCGGCGCGCTCGATGAGACGGTGCAGGACCTGGCCGGCGACGTCATCACCCAAGGCACTCTCAATGAAGGAATGATCCAGTACGGCGGCGAGGAGCGTGCGAAGGGCAGGCGCGCTCAAGCGGTGTCGGCTCGCCTTGAAGGCAAGGCCGCGCAAACCGCCTCCTATTTCGGCGCGGCCGGTACGCTGATGGATGGCATCGGTTCCTTCGCGAAGGACTGGAAGCAGCCGACTTATGCCGCGCCTAGCTCGGGGATCTATTACTGATGGCTCTGAAGCTTCCTGGTGCCGAAGACCTTAGCGCGCCTGTCAGCGGGCGGTCGGGGCGGCCAATCGCGACCTATGACACCTCGGCCATCGGTCGCGGCGTGGCGCAGCTCGGCGCCGGCATGCAGTCGATGGCGAGCAACCTGAAGATTCGCGAGACGCAGGCCAAGGAGAACGTCGACAAGGCGGAACTCTTTTCGACCGAAAGCCGCTACCTGCAATTCAAGTCGCAGCAGGCGCAAGAGCTTACGGCTGCCGGCGACAAGGCAGAGCCGGGCGCGTTCGGTTTCAAGGAGCAGTTCCAAGGCTCATACAAGGACGCGGCCAAGGCCTTCATGTCGACGGTGCCGGCCGCGCTGAAGCCGGTCTATGACCAGAAGCTTTTCAATACAGAAGAAAACCTCGTCAACGGCGAGGGCGGCGCGGCTGACTTCGAGCGCAAGCAGCGCAAGGCCTACTACAAGACCAACGTCGACGAAGGCCTGACGGCTATTGAAAGCCGCCTCTACAGCGACCCGTCGAAGTTCGATGACGCTGTCTTCGAGGGCAACAACTACATCGACTCGATCCCTGACGACGACGTCAATCCGATCGAGAAGGACGCGCTGCGCCGTGGCTGGAAGGCCAAGGCACAGATGGCCGCGCTGAACGGCATGAAGCCGGCCGATCGGCTGCGGGCTCTCGGCGAGGCTCCTGGGCAGGATGACATCATCAACGCCATGAAGGGTGTCGAAAGTAACCGAGACCCTTCGGCGGTGTCCAACAAGGGCGCTATCGGCGAAATGCAGGTGATGCCGGACACTGCTGTCGAGATTGCCGCCGATCTGCAAGACCCTAACTTCCCGAAGACGCCAGAGGCACAGGAAGAATACCTCAAGGACCCTGCTGTCTCCGAGAAATATGGCACCTACTATTTCAACAAGATGCTGGCTCGGTACGACGGCGACACGGAAGCCGCGCTCATAGCCTATAACGGCGGGGCAGATCGGGCTGACAAGTGGCTTGCCAGTGGTCGCAACGATGCTGTCATCCCACAGGAATCGGCCGATTACTACAAGAAGGTGCTGGCGCGCACGAAGCCCGGCGCCGACGGCGCAGCGCAATCCACTCCGCGCGGCCTGGTCGTGCCTGGCAACATCGACCTGAATTCCCGTCCCGTGGTCAAGAACGCCGACGGCTCAATCTCGACTGTCCGGTCAATGTCCTATGAAAACGACGCCGGCCAAGAGGTGCTGATCCCGACCGTGTCCGACGAGGGCAAGGTCATGTCGAATGAAGAGGCCATCAAATATTGGGGCGAGAAAGGCCAGTTCCTCGGCAAGTTCGACAACGCCGACGACGCGACCGCGTACGCTCAAGACCTCCACAATGCGCAGGCGAGGCAGTACGGCGGGAAAGACCAGCCGGTCATCATCGGCAACCAGGCCGGCCGTGTGGGCAGCGCTGACGTTGCCGGCGTCAACAGCGTCGTGATGAACCGCTTCAAGCAGGTGCAGAACGCGTTTGGCGCCTCGGTGCCGATCGTCTCCGGCTACCGCGACCCGGAGCGCAATGCTCGCGCCGGCGGCGCTCGCAAGTCCGAACACATGCACGGCAACGCGCTGGACCTTGATGTCAGCAAGCTTTCGACCGACGAGCGCGTCCGGCTCATCCAGACGGCGTCTTCGATGGGCTTCACCGGCATCGGCGTCTACGCCAATTCTCTGCATCTCGATATCGGGTCGCGGCGCGCCTGGGGCGCATCGCATCACTCGGACAGCGTGCCGAATTGGGCACGGGAAGTCATCGCTGCGCACCTTGCCGGCAAGTCGGTCCCTCTCGGCCAGCGTGGCGGCGCCGGCTACAAGGTCGACCCTCGTTTCGCCGACATGGACTACGTCACGCGCGACACGGTGGCGAAGTCCGCGCTGAAGGATATACAGACCGAAGCGACCGCCGCGCGCGTCCGGCAGCAGGCCGAATACAAGGCCTATGACGACGCCATGGGCCTCAACATCGAAACCGGCAAGATTGTCAGTGAGGATCAGATCCTCAGTGACCCGGTGCTCGACGATGGCGACATCACCAAGCAGTTGAAGGCATTCCGTTCCAAGCAGAAGGAAGACGGCGGCGTCGGCGCGCTGGTGTCGGCTATCCTGGCGGGAAGCCCGGCCGCCTCGGTCAACAGCTTCGACGGCGATCAGAAGTCGACTGCCAACAAGGCCTACGACCAGATGATGAAGGTCACGCCGCAAGAGCAGCAGCCGGTTGTTACCCAAGGGTTCGTCAAGGCAACCGGCTACATTCCCGACACGCTACAGGCACAGGTGAGGCAGGGCGCGGCGTCGAAGGACCCGGCTATCTTCGCTGCGGCCATGTCGCAAGCCGATGCCTTGCAGACCGTCGCGCCAGTGTCGTTCGGCGCCGTCGAGGGCGCGGCCGACATTCGCGACAAGCTCGCTTCCTTCCGGCATTTCGTGAACGACCGGGGCATGTCGGGCGAGGAGGCTTCGCAGCGCATCCTTTCGCAAGACGATCCGGCGCAGAAGGTCAACCGTGAGGTGCTGAAGCCGAAGCTCGAAGCGTTCACCAAGACGCTTTCCGTGGCCGATGTCACCAATGAGTTTGACCCGGGGCTCTTCTCCTCCGCGCCTGCGGCAGGCGTCATATCGCTTCAGAGCAGCGCGCTCATGGCCGAATACAAGGAAATCGCCGAAGAGAAGTTCTACGCGACTGGTGGCGACGAAGGCGCGGCCAAAGCGCAAGCCTTGGCTGAAATGAAAACCCGCTGGAATGTCAGCAACATATCCGGTTCACCGAACCTGATGCGCCTGCCGCCAGAGCTGCATTACCCGCCGATCGACGGCAAGTATGACTATCTGCGCACCGATGCCATGAAGACGGCGCAAGAGTACGTCGCCGGGCTTCACGACGGACGCAAGGTCGACAACATCGCCATCCTTCCCAGCGCCACGACGCGGGCCGATATCGAGATGAAGCGGCCTCCGCGCTATCGCCTGTTCTATACCTACGCCGAAGGTGGGCAGACCAAGTTCGATGAGGTGTTTTCCGGGTCGTGGGGCATCGATCCGCAGTCGCTGAGCACGGGCGTTGCCAAAAGCTCGGAAGACGCCAAGAAACGCTTCCTGACGCGGCACAGCATCGACGACGCGGCCAACGATATCGACCGGGCTGCCGTTGCAAAGGCCAAGGCGATCAATGAAGATACGAATACGCAGGATTTCATCAAGGCGCTTGGCTCGGAAGCGACCATCGGCGCCGGCCGGGTCCGGTCGGATATGCTTCGCTCTCAAGGCGAGCAGCAGGACCAGCCCCCGGCCGAACCTCCGCCCGGCACCAAGACTTATGACGGAAGCCAGCGCTCCGGGTTCGGTGTAGGTTCGGGAGGCAAGTTCTGATGCCGATCCTGCAATATCCAGAAGACCGGCCGGCCCTCGGCACGTTCGGCGCCGTCGACTACAAGCCGGAGCAGGAAACCGAAGTGTCGCCCGACACGGCGACGTTGCTCGGCGCTGCCTTCAGGCAGGACAACACCATCGGCTCGATGTCCTCGAACAAGCTGGCCGGCATCGACATTGCCGCGCGTGACGGCATCACTGGCGACGAGATATGGAATTCGATCAAGGGGACGAAGTACGAAGCCCATGCCGATCGGTTCATGCCCATTTTCAATCGCCCTGCATTCGAGGCGATGAAGTCTCAGATCGACATGGAAGATGAAGACCGGCGCACGGTCGAATCCGCTGGCTGGTGGGGAACGGGCGCTTCGATGCTGGCCGGCGGCCTTGATCTTCCGTCGCTCATTCCTGGCGGCGAGGCGGTTGCTGGCCTGCGCATGGGGCGGGCGGTGGTGCAGACCGGACTGCGCACGGCGGTCGCTGGTGGCCTTGCGGCCGGCGCTTCCGAGATAGCTTTGCAGGCCACGCAGCAAACGCGGCCCCTGTCCGAAAGCGCGATGGCGGTAGGCGGCGGCCTGGTGCTGGGCGGCATGCTCGGTTCTGCGGCCGGTGCACTGTTTTCCCAAGCCGAACGGAAGGCGGCTTTTGCCTCGGTCGAGCGCGCTCTTCAGGACCATATCCCCACGCCTGAAGAGGTCGCGGCACACGCTGAAGCCGTGGGCATGGGCGCCCAAGCCGTCGAGAAGCCGGTACTCGGGGACTATGGCATCGCGACCGGCGCCAAGTCGGTGGGGCAGTTGCAGGCTGGCTTTAACCCGCTGCTGCGCGCTGCCCATAGCCCATCGGCGGTGCATCGATCGATCATGGCCGATCTGGCTGAAACAGGCTTCTACCTGGAACGGAACGTGCGCGGAGAAGGCAATCTCGCTGTCGAAAGCGCGGTCAAGTATTGGGATCGCGGCGCGTTGACCAAGGCGCTGGATGACATGCGCGCTACCTACGTCAAGGCCCGCAAGGAGCCGGGCTTCGACATGACGCCGGAAGAATTTCGCATCGCTGTCAGCAAGGCGATGCGGCGCGGTGATGTGGGTGAGAACAACGCTGTCTCGGCGGCGGCTCAATCTTGGCGCAAGACCCTGTTCGATCCGCTGAAGGATGAGGCGATTGCGGCAGGGCTTCTGCCGGCCGATGTGAACGTCAAGACGGCAACGTCGTATCTTACCCGCCTCTGGAATTCGCAGCGCCTCAATGCCAGAGAGCAGGACTTCAAGCGGATCGTCAAGCCGTGGATCGACGACCAGCTCACGCAGTTGGAATTCAAGGCCGACGAGATCCGGGTGGGCAACAAGATTGTCGATGCGGAGAAGCAGCGCGAAGCGTTCGGCAAGGTCTCTGAACGTCTCGATTCCATCGAAGGCCGCTTGGCCGATCGGCAAGGTATTCGCCAGCGCAAGCAGGCCAATCTCGCCCAATTGGAGCAGACGCGGCAGGACGTGTTGAAAGAGCGTGCGCCGGCCGATGTGGTGAAGATGCTGCGCGGCGCCGACGAGAACGCCGCCATGGTCGACACGGTAAAGCAGGCGAGGGCGGCCGAACGGTCCGCCAATAAAAAGCAATCCTTCGCCGAACGGTCGCCGGTCCTGGCCCTGGTCAAGCAGAAGGGTGGGGTGCGTGTGGGTTCGAAGCTCGACAGTGAGTTGCGCGCTCTCGACGTGACACCGAAGACGCACCCGGGCCTGTTCGTGAAGAGCGGCGGCATCGGCGACGTCGACAACTTCGTCCAGTCGGAAGACGCCGTCTTTGCCAACCTGCCGCAAGACGGAAATGGCTACGTCAACCCTGTGGCCGTAATGGAAGCGATCCGCTCGGAACTCGGTGGCAATCCGCTGCGCACGCCGGAGGAGGAGGCAGCAGCGGCGGCGCTCGACAATCTGGACAAAGTTGCCGCCGAATGGCTGGACCGCGTCGGGCTGGCTCCCAACGCGACGGTGAAGGATGTCCGCGACTTCATCGCCCGGGTGACTGGAGCGGAAAAGAACACCTACGGCATGGATTCGCGGATCTCGCGGCTAGAGCAAGAGATTGAAGACTTCGACCGTGCTACCGACGGCATCGTCAATGAAAGCAAAATCACCGCTGCGGAAGCAAAGACCCTCGGCGAAGAGCTAGACAGGATGGAAGCCGAACTCGATGCGGTGAGGGACCTTGCCAACTCCTCGCCGCGTGTTGGCCTGGTGGTCGACTACGGCACGACCCGCCGCGACCTGTTCAAGTCGAAGCTGAAGGAGCGGACCCTTTCGAAGCGAGTCGAAGCTCTCAAGCGCCTTCAAGCCGAAGGCGAGGCCAATAACGACATCCTGGCTGAGCTTGCCGCCAAGTCGATCGAACTGGACCGGGTGCGCGCCAGCATCGACGGTCTCAAGACCAAGGCTGACAGGCTCGAACCAATGATGCCCAAGGTGAAGCAGGAGATTCCTGACTTCGTATCGCCGGAGGACCGGGCCGACTATGTCAAAGGCATCGTCGACGATATCTTCTCGCAGCTCACCGGCCGTGCCAACCAGGGCATGCCCTCCTATGACATGACAGTGGCGGCGCGCGGACCGCTGAAAGAGCGCACCTTCAACATCCCTGACCACCTGATCGAAGACTTCCTCGAGCACGATATTGAACTGATCGGCCGGCGCTATGCCCGCGTGATGGCCGCCGACGTCGAGCTGACCAATATGGACAAGCGCCTCGCCGGGGCGGGCAAGCCGACGCTTCAAAGCCAGCTAGACCGGGTGCGGGCGGACTACCTGACGCTCCGCGAAGCGATCAACGCGGACCCGGACATCGCGCCCAAGGCACGCGAAAGGGCTCTCAAGGCGCTTGCGAAGAGCGAGAAGAACGATGTCGAGGACATCGGGAGCGTACGGGATCTGCTGCGCGGTCAATACAAGGTCGAGAGCCAGCACACCAACTATGCGCGGGTGCTGCGCATGGCCGGTGTCTTCAACTTCATGCGGTCGCTGGGCGGTGTCGTCGTGTCGTCGCTGTCTGACGCTGCCCGGCCGCCAATGGTGCACGGCATGGCCCGCTACATGGGCGAGGGGATCGCACCGCTGGTGACAAACCTAAAGGCGGTCAAGCTGGCGGTCGAGGATGCGAAGCTTCTCGGCGCCGTGACGGAACGGTCGTTACAAAGCCGTCTCGCCACCATGGCCGAACTGGCCGATCCCTACGCGCACAACTCGCCTTTCGAGCGCTTCATCGACAATGCCGCGAACCTGTTTTCACGGATGACACTGCTGCCCTGGTGGAACGACATGCATAAGTCGATCGCCTCGGTGCTGGTGCAAAACCGCCTGCTAAAAAACGCCGCGGTCGATTATGAAAAACTCGGACCGGCCGAATTGAAATATATGGGCTTCCTCGGCATTGATGCTCACATGGCCGAACGGATTGCGAAGCAGTTTGGAGAGTTCGGCGAGGTCGACGGCAACGTCCATATTCCCGGCATAGCCAATTGGACGGACGAGGGCGCGCGCCGCGCCTTCGCTGCGGCGGTCAACAAAGACGTGGACAGCATCATCGTCACCAAGTCCGTCGCTGATGTGCCGCTCTTCGCTCATACGCCTACCGGCCGGGCGCTGCTACAATTCAAAAGCTTTGCCCTGGCGTCCAACCAACGGGTGCTGATGCGTGGCCTGCAAGAGGGGCCGGGCTCGTTCATCACCGGCCTCGTCGGCATGTCGTCGCTGGGAATGCTGACCTTCTACCTGAAGCAGGTGGAATCGAACCGCGAGTTGAACGACAACCCCGGACGGTGGATCGCGGAAGGGATTGACCGCTCCGGCGTCTTCCAACTCGCATTCGAAGTCAACAACACATGGGAAAAGCTCGGCGGGTCGGGCATCTATGCCTTGTCCAGCGCCGCGTTCCCTGACCGCACGCAGCGGGCGCCTGCCTCAAGATATGCGAACCGCGACGCCTTCGGCGCTCTGCTCGGCCCGTCGTTCCAGCTCGGTACCGACACGGCTCAATTGCTCGGCATTGTCGCTCGCGCAACACATGGCGACATCGACCTAAAGGACGCGGACATAAACCGCGCGATTGGCATGACGCCATTCGCAACGCTGCCTTACTGGCGGTGGATCATTGAAGGTGGGTTTGGCCTCGGTGATGCCGGCCTGAAGCCCCAGATCAAACAGGCGGTCGCGAACTAGCAGTTGTAGGTATCGTCTGACCGACCGCCGTAATTCCAGCATTTGTCTGACGCTGACCCGCCCTTGGCGGGGATGAAGGTCGACACGGCGGCATAAGCCAGACCGCCAAAAATCAGCAACCCGATCACGACACCGATCCCGCTCCATCGCGGGTCGCTCCAAAAGCTCGGCTTGGCCGGGACAATCTTCTTCTTAACTGCGGAGTCCAAAATAATGGCGACCACTTCGGTTGATCAGATCACAGGCTATGGCGAAACCGTAGCATACAAGGCGCCATGCCGCCTAGCGACCACGGCGGCAATCGCCCTGAGTGGTTTACAGACGATCGATGGCGTCATCACAGACGCGAATGACCGCGTCCTCGTGAAAGACCAGGCCGATGACCGGGAAAACGGGATCTATATCACGTCGACTGGCCTATGGGCGCGTGCTCGCGATTTCGACAGCAACCGTGATGTCACCAAGGGAACCCGCGTTGACGTCACCGACGGCACGGCCAACAGCAACACCGTCTGGAAAATCAGCACCAGCAACCCGATCACCATCGGGACCAGTGACATCAACTTCGTCGCCATTACGTTCGGCCCCATTTCGGTCGTCGATGAAGATGACATGGCATCGAACAGCGCCACCGCTGTTCCGACCCAGCAGAGCGTGAAAGCCTATACCGACGCCGGCATAGCCTCTCGGCAGCCGCTCGATGCCGATCTGACCGCATTGGCCGGCATTGGAACGGCTGTCCAGGGGGATATGATCTATGCCAATGGTGCTGGCACGTGGGGACGCCTTGCCAAGGGCCGGGCGCTTCAGGGCTTTCGTCAGAACGCTGGCGCTACCGCTCCTGAATGGGCTGACTTCGCACCTGGCTATGACGTCAACGGTTTTGCAGGAGCCAACGAGAACGCAAGGATCGCGGCCCTATATGCGGCGGCGCCAACCAACCCCTTCATCTATCGGTCGGACACCCACATTGGCATCATCCGCGATACGGCGCCGCTGAACTATCAGGGCACGCGGGCTTCCCTCGTCGTTCAGCACCGCGATATCGCTGCCGGCGGTACAAATGAACTCATCCCCGGCGTCGTGTTTTCCTTCAATTCAACCGGAGACGGGGTCGTCACCGCCGCGTCTGACCTTTCCCTGTCAATATGGGAGGGCGTGGTCTCCGCGCACAAGAAGACCGGCGACGGGTCCGCACAGGCGTTCACGGTAATTGGCGAACTTGGGGCTTACGGCGCCGGTCAATACAATGAGTTTGGCGGAATCTGCGGGACCATCACGAATACCGGTTCGAACCACGGGACCATCAGCGGCGTAGAATTCCTAATCCGCGATGGCGATTCTAGCACCCATTTCGACACCGCTCTGCACGCGATTATCGGCCGCGTCGCGCGCTATCACAACGGCGCTCGCGATGCCTCCAATTTCTTCGCGTCTTCGGAGGGGACGGTCGGTCCTGCTGCGATCCTGAGTGCCAGCCCTGGCGGCCTTCATACATGGGCACGCGGCATCGACCTGAAGGACGCTATTTTCACGCTCGGCCAAGCAGTGCTGCTTCCGAACAATACCTCGATCGCGTGGATGAATGCGGCGGCCTCGCCCATTCCTGTCATGTTTCTGTCGAGCGCAGATGAGGTCTGGCTGCAGGCCGCTGCCGCCACTGGAGGCGTGTCCGTGGGCAACAGCGCGTCGGCCCGCTCGTTCCGCGTGGCGGGCGTTGCCAGTGCCGTCAACTACGTGGAGGCATCGGGAAATACGACCGGCAATACCCCGACAGTCTGGGCCAAGGGTTCAGATACCGATATCGGCATGACGTGGGGCACCAAGGGCGCTGGTGTCCACTCGTTCTACACCGGCGGCGCGAGCTTCTATAAGCAGGCCGAGATTGGACATGTCGCCAGCGCGGTGAACTACGTCTCCCTGAAAGGTGCGGTGACCACCGGCCATCCGATCCTTGCTGCGGCTGGCACGGACAGTAACCCGTCTATCATCGTTCGAGGCAAGGGCACTGGCGGCGTCAAGGTCCAGGACGGAGCGTCAGCGAACAAGTTCGAAGTCAACACGACCGGTATTGGCTTCTTCAACATCGCGCCGGCTGCGCAGGGAGCCATCGCGCTTCCGACCGGCACCATTCAGCGCACCACGTACGCCACCGGCACCGTCACACTGCCGCAGCTCGCGGGCGTCGTGATGGCCATCATCACCGACATGCGGGCCTACGGCCTGTCTGGTTAAGAAGGGACGACGATGCATAAGATCGAACTCACTGACGAACAGATGAACATCATCGGCTCTGCTCTGGCCGACCTGCCCTACAAAGTCGCGGCGCCCGTGATCAACGCGATTCAGATACAGCTCACCGCCGAAGACAAGGCGCCAGCGCCCGCTGGGAAGAAACCGCGCGGCCGAACCTAGCCGTCTATCCACCTCCACAAATCAAAGAGGCTTCAATGAACCGCAATTTCGCGGGCGCAGCTCTGCGCCTGGGCGACATCGATATTCCGCGCATCGGCTCCGAGATTGGCGTCGGCGAGGACGAGCTTCACGCCTTTATGGATGTGGAGGCCTCTGGCTCCGGCTTCGACCACATGAACCGGCCGAAGATGCTTTTCGAGCCGCACGTCTTCTACGGCATGCTGGGCAAGGGCTCGAAGCGTGACGCGGCTGTAGCCCAAGGGTTGGCCTACCCGAAGTGGGGCGAGAAGCCTTACCCGTCGGACAGCTACCCGCGCCTCATCAAGGCAATGGCGATCGACGAGACGGCGGCGCTGAGGAGCGCGTCCTGGGGCCTGACACAAATCCTTGGTCGCTATCATGCCGACATAGGCTACGCGTCGCCTCAAGAGATGGTCGAGGAATTCGCCAATCACGAAGCGGAGCACCTTGAGGCGACCGTCAAGCTTCTGAAGGCCTGGAAGGTCGACGACGATCTGCGCGCGCACCGCTGGGCAGTCGTGGCCGAAACCTGGAACGGGCCAGGTTACCGCAAGAACCGCTATGACACGAAGCTCGAAGCAGCCTTCGCCAAGTGGCAGAAGATCAAGGACACACCCTGGTCGCCAACCGCGCCTGCGCCGCAGCCAGCCTCGCCAGTTCCCATCGTGCCTATTCCGGCCGCTCCGGCACCTGCCGCGCCTCCGGCGCCTGCCGTGGTCGAACGCGATCCCCAGCCCGTGCCAGCGCCGACGAGTAAGGCACCCGGCATCATTGCCGTTGTCGTCCTTGCGCTCGGCTCGGCCGCTGCCTGGCTCGCGCATCTTCCCTGCAACATCTTCGGAGTGCTCTGCCAATGAAATGGCTCAACACCAACGCGCTGCACAATTTCCTGAACACCCTGATCTTCGTCATCACGTCGGGCGCGCTCGCCGGGTTCGACTGGACGATGTTTGGCATTACCGACCATCTCGCCCTTCAGATCAGCGGCACGCTTGCGCTGGCCAAGCTGCTTATCAACGCATTCCGCGACGGCCCGGCCGGGATGGTCGCGCCGCCTCCGCCGGCAGAGGAGAAGTAACATGGAGAATCTAAAGTCCCTGCTCGCACAGGCCATAGAGCAAACCAAGCCTTACTGGATCGTCGGCGGTGCCTGCTTCGTTGCGGGCCTCATCTTGGGGTTTTGCCTGTGAGCATCGACCTGGCCGTCATCGGCGGCGCCATCGTCGCTATTCTCACGTTCATCGGAACCCTGCTGTTCAAGGCCAAGAAGGCCGGCGTCGACCAGCAAAAGGCCAAGGAGGCCGACTCCTATGAGAAGCATATTCAGGATATTGCTGACGCTGCTGGCGCTCGCCCTTCTGGTGGCGTGCAGTCAGACCCTCACAACCGCGACAACCAAAAGTGATCCGGTCTGCCTGATCTGGACGCCGGCCACATACTCGGCAAAAGGCGATACCGCCGAAACCGTGGAAGGCAACCGCGCGCTGAACGCGAAGCGCGACGCCTTCTGTAAGAAATAGCAGTGCAGGGAAAAGGGCATTGGGGCTGATGGATGGTGAAATGCCGAACGCAAGCGCGCAGAAGATAGCGGATAACGTCTTGCTCCTCGCCATTGCGCGGGTGTCCATGGCGTTCTCGCTGCCGCTCATCGGGTTTGTCGCCTGGCTTGGCGGCCAATACCTGGAAAGCAAGTTCGACGTCATCAACGACAGGGTGACATCGGTCGAGAAAACTGCGGCGTCGGCGAGCGACCAAGCCACAAAGGTCAACGACCGGCTTATCACCGTCGAGACCAAGCAGACGCAAGCCGACACGTCGAGCGAGAAATTCCAGAGCGCAACGCTCAACCGGCTCGATCGCTTGCAGGATTCCATCGTAGGGCTGTCCAATGCCGTCGCGGCGCTCACGGCCACCGTTCAGGCGATTGCTGACGAAAAGAACCGCCCGACCCAGCGTCCCTAATCCCAAGCGCAGCCCTTCATGTCGGCCTGTCGACTGGCGGCTTGTAGGGCATTGCCAGCCTAACCTTGTCCTTATCGACAGTGACCGGCACACCTAGGCTCACCGTGACGCGGTCTCCGTCGATATGGACCACGTCGCCAACCAGTTCGATCGGCTGGCCCTTCTTTATCTTCGACGTTCGGTCGACGATTGAATGCGGGAATCCGTATGATGGGATCGAGACGCTAACCCGGTCCTCTGTGACCCGTCGGCGCACAGTTGCGGTGATGACGACCTCGTCGCCAATATTGATGCCCTTCGCCATTCCGATACAACTCCGGCACGGCAAATAGGTTCGTCAAGCAGAAGCTAATGTTCCCGCCGTTGCCCGACAACAGGACCCGTCGAGTTCCAAGCGACGAAGGCGGCATCCCGGCCGGTGACTTCCTTGACCGACTTTAGCAGCGCCTCATTGAGATCCCGCAGTGTCCGGTAATGGTCGCATTGCGGCGATATCAAAGGCGCCACGATGACCTTGTGCAGCGCCTCAGCGGCTGCCATGAATGCCGCCACCTCTGCCTGCGAGAGTGCCTTCGGCTTGTTGCGTCGAACCATTGCGACCTCCAACGAGTGCCGGCCCATCTAGGATGTAATTCCTAGAGCGCTACAGGATCGGGAGCAAGACCGTCACGATGGCACAGCCGGCCATGAACAGGCAGGCCAGGCATCGGACGACATCGCCACGACGCCCAAACCAGACCGCGCTGGCGAGCATGGCGGCGCCGATTGCAGCGATGTAGATCGGGACGGCCATTACTTTCCCTGCGCTCAAATCGCAAGCTTGACACCGGATGTTCTTCGGTTGCCGGCGGGATGGTAGCGCTTATCGCTCGTATAAGAAGCTAATTGATGGTCTGACCCTGCGGTATCTGAACCTCGCTGGGTGCGGCTAATACCTGCTGAATAAACTGCACGGTGTGAGGCGCGATTCTTAGTCGAGCACAGACGCGCGCGGTTCGAGTACTGTCATCCCCATCTATTGTTAGGGCGGCGAGGGAGAGGTACAGCATCCCATTGTGAACTCGGATCTCTGTCACCAAGTCGGCAAAGACGGGGGCAAGGTTATCGGGGTCGATAATCGGGACCGAAATTGTATCACTCAATTTGAGGTGTGGGCCGTCTGACATTTCGCTTCCTTTGCTTTCTAGTTTGCTGTCGCCACGTAGCGCCTGCGACGCCAATCGAAGGAAACGCCGGCCGGGGCCTGAAAAGCCCGAGCCGGCTTTTCTTTTTTGGCGCCGGCCTCGGCCTGGCGCTTCGCCTTCGCGATGCGGGGTAGATCCTCCTCGGCGGTCTTCTTCAGCGCACAGGCGGTATGCGCTGGTCCGCAGTTGCTATTGACGTCCGGCCCAAGAAGCCCGAGCGCGCGCTTATGCTCGATGATCCACTGATCGTTGTGCCGGTGGACCGGCTCGCCACATATGCAGCACGGCGCGACATTGTGGGCCGTGCAGTTCTCGGAAAAGATGTGGTGCCGGCGCTTCGGCGACATCGGCCGGCGCGGGGTCGGGTCGATCATTGCTGCCGGTTCTTCAGTTCGATGTAGAGGTTGATTGCGGCATCGGAGATATCTTGAAGCGGATTGGCCTGACAATAATTCGTTACCCAGACTTCGACCCCATCAACGTCGGTTGTGTTGACCAGATTGGTGCAGCAAGCGTGTTGAAGCGAGGCTTCGTGAGCGTTCATGGCGGTCAGATACCCCAGCACCCAGCTCATGCCCATTTGGCGGATATTGTGGCTTGCGTTCACCCAGGTCCCGCATGACGCGGCGCCAATGCCGTTGACGGCATAGTTCATCGCATGCGCTCCGCTCGCCAGAAGGGCAACGGTCACGGCCAGACTGATTCTGCGCATGGTGCTTACCCCTTTCCCCGAAGCCGAACGCCAGGACTGCCGTGGTTTAGGAACTCGATGCCCTCGGCTTCAAGGACTTGCATCACGGATCGGATCTTGTCCAAGCCGCTGGTCAACCCATCAGCGCCGCGCTTCTCCATCGCGCTTATGGTGTTGATGTTCACGCCGGCCCGTTTCGCAAGCGTTCCCTGATCCATATCGGCTAGCGCTCGGGCCGCCCGAAGCTGGTTTCCAGTCGTTAGCATCTGTGTCCCTTTCTCATCTGACTAGTATTTTTTCATAGTTTGCTGTTGACGGCAACATAATTGTGATCCATGGTGAACTAGTAAATAAACCTAGTTAACCCGGAGCCAATCACATGCCGAACACCTCTGTTCGGGCTGCCGCCGAAGGTATGCCCACCATCAACCGCCGCGCAGCTATCACCGCTGCGGCTGCAATGCTGGCCGCAGCCAGCACGGTCAAGGCTGCTCCCGCAGCAGAAATCTCTCCCGAACTGGAAAAGCTGATCGCCGCGAAGGACAAGGCCTGCGCTGCGTTCGACGAAGCCCTGGAAGCCAGCTACGAGGTCGAGGTGGCCTACTTCAAGGCTCATCGGAAGGAACTGTTCGTTGACCTGTCTATTGGCGGTGCGCAGTCCTTTCACCCTGACTTCGACCGCGATTTCTTCCACCATGATGTGCGCAACGACATTATCAAGCGGTACGAAGATCAAACCCGCAAGCTCGTCGGCCTGGAGAAGATCAACCCGGCGATTGCTGCCAGCGCGGCGGACGCTCTGAATTCCGCGCTGATCAAAGACCTTCGCACTTTCCGGCAGGTGCTGCGCGATGAAATCGGGCGCCGGAGGGCCTTCGGCTACTGGCAGGCGGAAGAGGCGAGGGAGGAAGCATCGCAGGCCGATCTGGATGCCTTCACCGACCTGTGCGCCTACCGCTGCGCCAACTTCGCCGAGCTGGCACGCAAGGCCGAAGTGCTGGCCCACTACACCGGCTCTCGATTCGCCGAAATACAGGCTGAGGATTTTCAGATCCTGCTCACCTCGATGATGCCGGTGACAGCCGGGGAAGGCGGTGCATCATGAGCATCACCCGCCGTCTTTTCCTCCGCAACACAGCGGCCGGCGCCCTGGCTTCAACGGCTGTTGCCGTGCCGGTCATCGCCGAAGCGACTCAGCGTGACAGCGCCTTCGCGCGCGCCCGCTACCACTACGACCAATTCGCCGCAGCCATGGACGAATTGACGGTCGGATACCATGGCTGGCTCATTCGCGGCGCCGGGCATAGGCGCGAGTTCTCTGCCCCTGGATGTCGAACGCTCGATGAAGGAGCATGGTTCTCGCCTGCCGTAGTCGAATACCAGACTGGCACGGAGCCGCGCTGCCCGTCCTTGGTGATCGAGTGGCATCACGAAATCATCGGTCTGCAAAAGCAAAGCGACGGCTGGCGCGACGAGCCGATGAACCCTGACGGCAGAACGGTGCGGTTATGAACGCACATCTTCGCCTGACCGATCCGGCCGTGCGCCGATCGATCGAAGACGAAATCGAGCGGCTGATAACGCTGCTCGACTTCGTAGAGCCCGACCCCGATCTAGAGCCGTGGCTTGCAGGCGGGACCGAAGTCGTTGGTACCGATGACCGCGAGGGAGACGCCAGCGACCTCGAAGATGGTGGCGATTCGGAATGCTACCTCGGCTGGCCAGAGCCATGCAGCCAGGGCCGGGACGAATGGGAGCGGCAACGCTTTCCGCCCATCGTCGGCAGCGATGGCGACGACTAGAACGGGTCGAGAACGGCTTGCTACCATTTTGCTACCGAACTCGGTAGCACAGGCCGGTACAGAGTGGGATGGTTGAACCAGGAGCACGGCCGGGAACCCTGAAAACTAAGGACTTAGGGGGATAGGACAGGGCAGGGCGGGACGGCTGCAAGCGAATTTCAAGACCGGTGCCTTAAACCGCTCGGCCATCCCTCCATCGTGATTTTTCAATCACTTGGGTGCTTTCGTTGATCTCTGACGTCGCCCTTGGCGCGCCAAGGCACGAGATCATCATTCGCACCGCACTGCTCTAGTGCGGGGCGTAAAGACCTGTCAACCGCGCTAGGGTCGAGTGGTTACATATTGCCGAACGGCAACAGCTTCCAACCATCGGTCTGGCCCCGATTGACAATGCGGCGCAGGGCTGGCCAATCTGTGGCGTGGCCATTTTGCCCGCGGGGTTAAGGGAACTATGAGAAAGACCTACGAAAAGCCGGTTTTGATCAAGCGCGAGAAGCTGTCGGTCGTGACGGCGCAGGTGGTTACGTCGACGGATTGATCGGCGCGCTCGGATCGGCGCCGGGGGATTGACCCCGGCTAACACGCTCCTTCGCCTTTTTTGTTTAGATGCCGGCTCTCGGCCTCCGGCGTCACACGAGTATTGTGGTGTGTAGCAGCCAACCGGTGCGCCGCCACAATCTCGCCCCCTTCCGACCACAATCGGTTAATACCGTGATAAACAATTCCTGCGCACAAGGGGATTGGGGATCCGGGTGTCGCTGGCAAGTGTCGAGTGGGTGCTTTGGCTCCACTGACGTTCAGCTGGTGGCGAGACTGTAGGGGACATCATAAAATGCAGACTTCGGCGCGCCCGCGTCTTCGTCGCGCTCCCGCTCTTGCACTGTGCGCGCTGTCGGCGGTGCTGCTTGCGGCCTGCACATCGACACCGCAGCCGAAGGCGATGGTCGACAAGAGGCCGCGTTCCAAGGAATATTTCGCTGAGACCGAATATGGCGTGAAGGCGAGCCCGCGCGTTGCCTTCATGCGGCGCGGCGGCGGCCGCGACCAACTCGGCAAGCCCTACCAGGTGCGCGGCAAATGGTATTATCCCAAGGAAGACAAGCGCTACCGCAAGGTCGGCCTGGCATCCTGGTATGGCGATGCCTTCCACGGCCGGCTGACGGCCAATGGCGAAGTCTACGACACGGCGCAACTCACGGCGGCGCATCCGACGATGCCGCTGCCGAGTTACGCCCGCGTCACCAACCTCGAAACCGGCAGTTCGGTCATCGTGCGCGTCAACGACCGTGGCCCATACCATGAGGGCCGCATCATCGACGTCTCACAGCGCGCCGCGCAGATGCTCGACTATGACAAGGTCGGCACCGCTAAGGTGAAGGTCGAATATGTCGGCCGCGCGCCGCTCGATGGCAATGACGACCAGTATCTGATGGCCTCCTACCATCCCGGCAACAGGCGTCCGGATCCGTCCGACGGCCTGCCGACCGGCGTGATGGTGGCGATGAACGGGCCGACGCCGGTTCTGGCGGCGGGCGCGACTGCCGCCGCCGTGCCGTTCCCCGGCCAGCTGACGGATTCCGGCCAGGCGCCGCAGGCCGAGCCGACCATGTCTTCGCAAGCGCCCGGCGACGTGGCGCTGCCTGATTTCGGGCCGATCGTGCCGGAGCGGCCGGACATCAGCCTGCCGCCGAATTCGCCCTTCGCCATGGCCTCGCTTTCCTATGCCGATGAGCGCGTCGGCCGCGCCGATGTCTTCGCGGCTTTCGATGGCGCCGGTATGTCGCCCTCCGACATCCTGCAGTCCTGGAAGAGATCCAATTCGACGTCGCCGGATGTTACCGACTATGTCGCCGCCGGCTCCTTCGATGATGCCGCCGAGGCAAAGCGTGTGGCCTCGGCGCTCAAGCCCTTCGGCCGGACCGAAATCCAGCGGACCGAGCTCGACGGCAATGATTGGTACGCGGTCAACGTCTAT